GGAACGTGCTTTGCATTAAATTGTATTCCGTGTTTTCAATGCTGAATGTATCGTTAGACGCTGCGAAAAACCACGTCCTTTGCCAACACCCATATTTATTTACAAAGTCGCACAAAACGGCTGTATAACGGCATAGCTCGAAAGGTTTAAAATAACCTGTCCAAACAGTAACATCACTACCTAAAATATTAATTATTATCTCTAACTTATTTCCGCCAGAATAATAATTTTCATATACCCTCGGTACGTCTAAAATAGAATTGTTTGTTAAGTTTTGTGTGAATGTAGCAGCCGTTGCCAAATTAGTATATTTTGCTTTGTAGCTTGTCGCAGTTTTAACCATTATATGACCAGCCCTTCTACTTGAATTTGTACTTGGGTTTGTGCCATCGTAGTAATAAAAAAACGTCCCTTCGTCGTGTAATATGTCGTAGGTCGGCGTGTAATTATACCCTTGTTCATACCACCCAAAACCGTCATAAGCAACGTATGAATTTGTACTTAATAAGGTATATGTTCCGCTGTCTAATTTGTATCTTTTTAGTTGAACGTTGCACCATTGACTTGTGTCAGTTGCGGCAAAAGTATTATAAATTTCTTGTCTTGTATTCCAAGTAATATACTCACGAATGTAAGGTGAAATATTGTAATACGTCTTTACGTTGTTTGAAGCTGGTATTAATTTACTCAAAGTGTAAGTTGGCGAAGCTGGTGCGCTCCCAGTACCGTTCCAAATAAATACTTCTAATTTAGAACCGTCTTGTCCCGTTTCGGATATTTCTACTATATAAGGTGAACGTGCAAAAATACTCATTTTATATTCTTTAAATTTTGGTCTAATATTTCATTTAAAAGCTGTTCGGCATCCAAACCGTACTTATCTATTAACGTATCGGGTAAAGTTTTGTAGGCTGCTTCAAATGGCTTGGTAAAAAATAAGCTTGGTCTTATTCCGTATTTAAACACGCTTCGAGCTATTGCAAATTGTAACCCTTTTCTACTTTGAAATTTTCCCGTAGCGCTTCGTGGTGCAATACCTTTACGAACTATCCATTTGTCAAACGCACTTGGCGGCGGCATTTTAGATTTATACGAATAAGGAGTATCGAATTTTCTTTGCTTTCCTGAAACCCCTTTGTCCTGAAAGTTTCCATACGGCTCCATTTCAAAATATACTCCAATCGAGTTAGGCATTTCTTTAACGTTGCCTTTTATTGAATTCGATAATTTGCCGCTGGTATCTTTACCCATCTTTTGTAAATTGGCTTTCGCTTCAGCTACTACCAAATCACGAAACTTTTCTAAGGCTTTTAATCTTTCACTCATTAACAAACAGTCATTTCATTAGGAACTAAAATATCAACAGTCATAGTCCAACCAGCTAAATAGTTTTCAAACCTTTCAGCGAAGGCTTCTAAGGTTGGATTACCGTCTACTTGGAACGCATCCGTAAATAAGTCGCCACGTCGAAGCTCTTCGTACAACCTATTCAATACTGAAAGCATAGTGTTAAGTACGTAAATTTCATTATCGTTACCGTCGAATATATTTGTATCTTCGTCTTTTGACTTGTTGACAATATCCATTGCCATTAAACTCACGTTAAAACGAATTATATTACTTTCAAAAGTTGCGTTATTTACTATAATATGAACTAAAGGAAATATTGTTTGCTTTGCCAAATCAACCGCAAAAATATCGCCTTGAGTAACCGTGTTTACAAATGGATCGTTTTCTAAGTTGGTTTTTAACGTATCTAAAACAGTGTAATAATTAGCCATGTCTTTGTATTTTTTTTATTTCTCTTTCTTCTATTTCTCGTTTTTGTCTTTCATAAGTGAGGTAGGTAAGACACTTTCTAACTCCCAGTCGGGTAACTTCATCAAACTTTGTAACGTCTCCTTGAGAAAGCGCATAGATTGAATTGTACCATCCCCATCTTTTATTAAATTGCGTTCTTTCGCTAAAGTCATTATCTTCGGATTCTTCTGTATTTCCTTCTCCAAAGAGGTAAGCGTATGTTGAACTAAGTCGCTTCCTAAAGTCGAAAAAAAAACCGTTGCACCTAAGACAACATCCAGCGAAGCGTACTTCATAACATCACTAAATTCGTCCGTTCCTACATACTCAAATATTTCGTATCGGTCTTTTACTTTCTTTGTAATAGGTCTGTACATTACCGCCATTGCTTTGTGAAAAGTTTCTACGCTTGAAATATTACTTTCTAAATCAATGTACTCCCCGAAACTCATATCTTCCAGATTAGGAATAAAACCGAACTCCATATCCTTTATTTTAAACGTAGCTTGAAATTTAGGCTTCGCTTTGAATATTTCGTTTAAATGTAGGGTCAAGCTTTTAACGTCGCTCCATTTTACTTTTACAACGTCTTTCATTTTTAGACCGCAAAATATTTCAATAGTCTTTTGACCTATAAATTCTTCGTCGTTCGACTTTTCGACTACCTTCATAAATTCTTGGTAGCTCTTTAAAGGTATTTCACTTAATGAAGTAGGTATTACAATTTCTGTTTTCATTCTATATATTAACTTTTAATTCGTATTTTTGTAGTTTGTAAAGATAATGCACACTATTTACATACTTGAACGGGTGCAAAATATTATTTATTTACCAAATATGATACTTACCGTAGTTACTATTCATTCCTAACGTTTCCATTTCGTGATAGCGCAGCGCATCAATACCATGATTGTTTGTGTCAATCGGTTTGTTTAAGCGTGTGCCTTGCTTATCCGTGTCCCAGCAGTACGCTCTTAATTCTTTAATTAGGTTTGTGCTATTTGAAGTAACTAAATATTCATTACGTTGCATAACATCAATACCGTAGTTTATTGAATCCTTACCCTTTGTAACGCCTTTAATTGTTATTCCGTAGCGTTTTATTTCTTCAATGCTTTTCGGTTCGCTTGAATCAGCGTAAACGGGTACGTGTTTTGGTAGTGCGTTTGCAATATCGCTGTTTAACATTCCCGTTTGATACTTCAATTCGTTTATTATTCGTTGCCCGTTGTAATTGTATATTTCTATTATTGCAGTTGGGTCATTCGTGTAACCAAAGTCTAATCCTATTCCGATTAAATTCGCTTCTTTCGGTAGTATATCGATAGTTTTCCAGTTACTAAATATAACGCCCTCAAGCATTCCTATTTCACCAAGTCCGTAAACACGCCACCAGTTACTCCAATATGCGCTTGTTTCGGCTTTTAAACGGTTCTTTTCTATTTGTTGTACAATACTATTGTCTAAGGCTTCGTTGTCTTTGTACGTTAGAATTAAGAAGTCGCTGTCTTGTTCGTCTTTTAGTTCGGTATGTACCCAAAATTCATTAGCTGGATTGAAGTCTAAATAAACGGCTTTCTTTGTACGTATTGCAAGCTCGTTATAAGACTCAAAGGTTACGTTGTTACATTCGTTTATATATAGAACATCACGCCTTGCACCCCGTAATTTAGAACTGTCATCAGCACTAAAAAATTCAAAGCTGCTTCCGTTTAAAAATTGATAGGTTAATAACGATTTGTTAAATTGGTTTTCGTGCCATTTATTCATCCACTTCATGAGCTTAATAAAGTCTTTTAAAGCACCCCGTCTTAAATGCGGAATACTTTCAGCAACTACGCTAACTTCAAGTCCGTGTATTGCAGAAGCACGTGCAATTAAAACGGATAATATTCCGTACGTCTTGGCAGCCGACGTGCCGCCCTGAATAATACGAACCCGCTTTTTAAGTTTGAGTATTTTATTCGTCGAAGTCGTCCGCAGAAACATCAGGGAAAATTGGTTGTTCTAAAACTGTTTGTTCAATTTGTTGAAGTGGCGCACCGTAACCGCTATCCATTAAAGCTTTATATGCTGCTACATCTCCTTCACGTGCTTTTTTAATTAGTGCTAAAGTCATTAAATCTTCTTGGCTCATTGTTTCTTCTGCACCCGTTAAAGGGTTTTTTAGCTTTTGATTAACTTCTAACCAGTACTTTGCTATTGTGCTTCTATTCTTTGCTCCTTTAGGTCTTCCGTTAGGGTTTCCGCTTTCGCCTTTTTCCCAAGCTGGTTTTAAATTATCTTCTTTTGCCATTTCGGTGTTTTTTCGGTGTTATTTAATTTCAACTCCGTTCCTCTTAATAACTAAACTTGGGTCTAATTTTTTCATTCGGTCAATAATTACTTGGCAGTATTTCGGGTCTAATTCCATTCCGTAACATTTGCGTTTAAGTTGGTGTGAAGCTACCATCGTTGAACCTGAACCTAAAAATAAATCTAAAACTTTATCTTCTGTTTTACTTGCATCTGATATTGCTTTTTCGCATAAAGGAATTGGTTTCATAGTTGGATGTAATTCGTTTTTTTGTGTTCTTGGAATATCCCAAATATCCATTCCATTATTACCACCATAAAAATTATGTTCTTTTACCCATCCATAAAAAATATGTTCGCATTTAGACATATAATCTGAATTACTTAAAGTATGGTTTCCTTTATTCCAAGTGATTAATGCTCTTACTTCTAATCCTGTTCTTTTTAAACTTTCAAAATATTCACCTAATTTTAATCTATAAAAGCAAATATAAAAAGCACCATTTACAAATAGTTGTATATTAGCATTGATTGCATCTAAAAAATCATCTCCATCTTCTTTTGACATTTTATCGTTTTTAATTCCTCCGTGTTTAGAATTAAAACTTTTACTCCCATCTGCGTGAATACCTCCTGTAAAATCCATTAAATAAGGCGGGTCTGTAAATACCATATCCGCTTTTTGTCCGTTCATTAGCTTTGCTACTTGGTCGCTATCCGTACTATCCCCACAAAGTAAACGGTGTTCACCTATTTCAAATAAATCTCCTAATACGATGTCCGTGTTTATCTCGTTAGGTATTTCATAGTTATCTTCTTCTGCTTCAAGTTCTTCTTGAACGCTTAAATCAACAGGCAAATCTAAACCCCAATCGTCTAACTTTTCAGCGTCCCATTCATTTGCTAAACTATCCCAGTCCCATTCACCAAAACCTACATTATCTTTAATTAAAAATTCGTTTTTTTGTTCCTCCGTCCATTCGTCTGCTATTATAATTGGTATTTCTTTCAATCCTATCTCTTTACAGGCTTTTAAACGCATATTACCACCTAAGACAACGTATTTGTTATCTACGTCAGTAAAAACCACTAAGGGACGTTTATTTAGCATATCAGGAAATTCTTGAATAGACTTAACTAACTTTTGAAATTTTCCGTCTTTTATTATCCTTGGGTTCTTCGGGTTGGGTTTAACCTCACTTATCTTTACTAACTTCATTTAATTTTTCTTCGTAAGTTGTTGAACATACCGCTAAACGTTGGTCTATATCTTCGTATTCAAAAGTCATTGTATCGTCAATCATGCATCTTTGAACGAAGTCTTTTTTACTTTCGTCTTTTCGTGGCTTAGGAATTGGCATCTTCGTACGTGTTAAATAATATTTCTAATTTATTCATTACATCACGTAAACAACTACCGCAGCTTGTTGGTTGCATATTTACTTTAAATACTCTATTATAAATTCTTAATAGTTCCTTTTGTTCGGTAGGCTTCATTGAATAACGTGTT